ATCGGAAGCATTCTTCTTTGCATCAGATCTAGTTGGTCAAATTGTTAGAAACGAAGTTGTTACTCCACTTCAAGGTGTGGTAACTCAAACTATTGTTGAAACAACAACATATACACCAACAACTGCAACATACGATCCTGCAAATGGTGACTTCGTAATGACTATGCCTGGCCACAGTGTTTCTCTTAATGATAGAGTTACATTGGAACCAAATAGCTTTACATTCACATGTACAATGGATGGTGACGATGCAGCCAAAACATATCCTCGAGCAGGACTTGATCCATACGCATTGAAAACATATTTGGTTAAAGAAGTAACATCAAGCACAGTTACACTAGACGCCGGGGCATCAGGTCCTAACAAATACTTTACACCAACATCTGCAAACTATGATGCGGCAACCGGTGAAATGATTGTTAATGTTGGTCAACATGGTTTAAGAGTTGGTAACGGTATTGTTTTAGAAAATAACTCATTCACATTTACTTGTGACCAAGACGGTAATGCAACTCAACATACATATCCAAGAGTTGGTGATCCATTAACTGGTAAATCATTATCAATTACTGCAGTTGGTGAAACTCAACATACTCCAACAAATGCAGTTCATAGCCCATCAAGTGGTGATACAACAATCACAGTAGCTGGACACGGATTTAGTAATGGTGATTATGTAATGATTGCAGATTACGGATTAGTATATACATGCGTACTTGATGGTAACACAGTTGAAAAAGGTTATCCAAGAGCTACTGATTTCGCATCAAACCGTTGGTTGGAAATCTCAGATGTTACAACTGATACATTCAAATTAAATGTTGGACCATCACCTTATAATGGTGCTCATATATTTGTAAGCGCGACGGCTAATTCAATCAGACGTCAAACTGGTACAATGACATTCAATGTTGGTGACGCAGGATCAGCTTCTGGATCAGTACATACATTCGTAAGTGCAACAGCCAATGCAATGAAACATGAGCCACAAACTGTACATACATTCGTATCGGTTACTGCTGATGCAGTTAATGTAGCAAATATGGCAGAAGCTTATACACCAACAGGTGTTGTATACGATCATAACTCTGGCGTTATGACAATGACATTGGGTACTCACTCATTTACTGAAAAGGATTATGTAATCTTTGCAGAGAATGCAATTACATTATCTTGCGCATCAGGACCAACTGAAATTCCAACTAACATATCACACCCTAGACCAACTGATCCAATTTATAACAAACCAGTTAGAATTGACTCAGTTACTCCAACAACTATTACATTACAAGTTGGTGAAGCTAGAGTTGATAAGGTTCATTCATTCGTAAGCGCATTAACTGACGGTGTACGAAGGTCTATTAAACCTGCAGTTGCTCAACACGCTGAAAAATTATTCCACGATGTTGGCGCGGTTATCAGAGAAAATGATGGTACAATCCCAGCGATCGTTGAACCAGCATTTGATACTTTCACTGCAAACTATACATTAGGCGCAGAATTTGAGTCAATCAAAGGTCAAGCTGTTAAGTATCAAACTGAAATCAATGAATATATCGCAGACACATATAATGGCTTAGCATATAGCTTAGAGAAATGCCCAAGAGATACGGGTTACATTGTTGACGCGATTTCAGAAGACTTAGAATATGGCGGAGACTCTGCTACAATATTCAATGCAAGATATTATTTTGAAGGTGCTATTAACGTATTACCTCAATATCAGAGAGAACCAACAAGATTGGCATTCACTCACCTTGCAAGTGTAATGGAAAAAGTTGTTAAGAATGAAGTACAAGAACCAATCTTTGGAACAAGATTTACTCCAACTGGCGCAACATACGATCCTGTTACAGGTATCATGGTTGCTACTATCGGTACTCACACATTAACAACAGCCGATCATGTTTGGTTTAAACCAGGAGCAATTACATTCTCTTGTGATAATGGTAGTGGTCCAGAAAATCATGCAAGCCCTGAGTCACATCATCGCTTCTTTAACAAAGCGTGTCCAATTATTGGTGCTGATGCAACAACGATTACAATGTGGGTAGGTAATGCTGGAGCATATACTGGTGCTCATACATTCGTATCTGCATTAACTGACGCTATTTCAGAAATTAATGGTAACCTTCTATATCAAAACGTATCACTACAAGCTGCTGATACTGCAACAGGAACTATCGCATCTGACCTAGCAATGGTTATAGCGAATATTGTTGACGACAGATTGGTAATCCCAGATTACAGAGGTTCATTAGATATTAGTCAAAGAACTCCTAAGCCACTGCCTACGGAGAACTTATTAACTAAACCAAAAGCAGATCCTGCTAGAACATTCGCACGTAAATCTCTACAATGGAACAGAACGTTTATCCAAGAAGAGCTTATTCAATTCGTACGAGATAATAACTATACATTCGATGAAGCAAAATGTGCTAGAGATGCAGGCTTCATTATCGATGCGGTTAGAAGAGATGTTCAAACAGGTTCAACATACAATGGTAAGTATATCGGTAAATCATATCGTATTGGTACTGTAGGTGCTGATAAGGTTATTGAGGACCAACTTGCCGAAACAATTGAAGGAATCAGATATGTACAAAAAGACATCGAAGCACAGCTTTCCGGTGTAGCACTTACTAGAGCTCAGGATTCCTTCAATAACATTATTACATCTATGATTAATGATTACACACCAGATGGTACAAACTATAACTACGGTGATGGTCAAATTTCTGATAACCACGTATTTGCTCGTCAAGCGCTTCAACTTAATAGAGAATTTTTAAAAGAAGAAGCAACAGCATGGGTCAACGCAAACTACGGCGGATTATCATATGATGTAAATAAATGTAAACGTGACACAGGTATTATGGTTGACGCGGTATCATACGATACACAACACGAGTCAAATACTGCGATGCTTGATGTTGCTAAACTATATTTTGAGAATGGTCTATCCACATTGAGTTCAGCTCAAAGGGCACCGACCGCTGCATTATATACTCACTTAAGTTCAGTAGCAAGTCAAATTGTTCTGAAACAAACAGTAGGTAGATCAGCTGGTAATACCGTTACTCAAAATACCTCATTCGGTGTAGTTACTGTTCCAATTGCACAGCATATTACATCATTATGGAAAATAGTTGGAGACTTAATTGCTGACGACTCATTAATCAATATGCCTGATGTTTCAGAAATTGCTACAAATACTGTTGGCGCTGAAAACTACTTATACGATCCTGAAGCTACATTAATCAAAGGACGTAAAAATAATCTACAAGGTACGATTACTCAATACCTAAGAGATAACTTCGATTACCTTGAGTATGATGAAGCACGATGCAGAAGAGATACAGGTTATATTGTTGATGCAATTTCTCACGATATTCAATATGGTGGTAACTCTGCAATGCATGGTACTGCTGAACTTTACTTCAAAAATGCGGTAAATATTCTACCAATTGACCAACGTCAATCAACAAGAGAAGCATTTGAATATCTTGGTAAGGTAGTTCGTTGGGTAACTCGTAACGAAATGGTACCACGTAAAGAAGGTCGTAAGTTTACACCATCAACTGCAACATACGATCCTGATACTGGCGTATTCACTGCAACTATAGCAAATCATAATCTTAAAACTGGAGATTATGTGATGATTGCACCAGAGAGCATTAACTTTACATGTTCATTAGATGGCGATATTGCATTACACCCAAGCCCACAATCAGGTGATCCATATTATAACGCACCAATGAAAATTCTGTCAAGGACTGGTACAACAATCACTATGAATGTTGGCAAGGTTCCATACGGTAAAGGTGGCGGTGCTCATACATTCGTAAGTTCAACATTAAATTCAATCACTCATATCACTGGTAACACAGTTAGACAAGAGATGAAATTTAGAGCTGCTAGACGTACAATTGCAGATGAAGCAAAATCATTAGCAACTATGTTGGCAAAAGTATCTGATGATAATAGCCCAGCAAATATTCCATCACGAATTGATCCTGACTTAACTTGGGTACAATCTGATTTATTAGTTGCTAAGAATGCAGTTGATGATAACTCAATTCAAATGGCGAAGGATTTACAAATCCATATTGCTAACGAATATAATGGCATATCATACTCAAAAGAAAAATGTCGTAGAGATGTTGGCGTAATGATTGATGCTATATCACACGATGTTAACTATACAACTAACTATGCAATGATAATGACTGCGGGTCTATACTTCGAAGGCGCTCATTCAATATTACCTGCAGACCAAAGACAACAGACTGCTCACTTCTTTACAGAGATGGCTGGGGTTGTTAAATCAATTGTTCAAAATGAAACTGCATATCAGAGAGGATTTACTTCAACTGATGCAACATATGATGCTGACACAGGTTACTTTACTGCAACTATCGATGCAGACCACGGTTTAGAAATTGGTGATTATGTATCGTTTGAACCAGCAAGCTTTACATTCAACTGTGATAATGGTGCTGGTCCAACTGACCACGCGGTACCTGAGGCGCATCATCCATATTACGATACACCTTGTCCAATTCTTCATGTTAATGGCAATGTAATTACAATGTGGGTTGGCGCAGCGGCTACATACTCAGGTGCTCATACATTCGTAAGTGCAACTGAAGGCGGATTGAAGAAAGCAGTTAAAACTTGGACAACACAAGATACATCAATAACTGCGGCAACATCAGTTGAAGGCGAAGAGGTTGCTGATCTAGTTCGTATCGTTGAAGATGCAATACGAAGAGATAACATCGATGGTCTACCAGATATTATTGAGCCTGACACAAGCTGGGTTGATGCTGGTAAAATCGAAGCTTCAAAAATTATTGATGATAACCTTGACGAACTTGCAGATGATGTTACTAAATTCCTTAAAGATACATTTACAATTATTGATTACTCTAAAGCTAAGTGTCGCAGAGACGCAGGGTATATTATTGATGCGATGTCTTGGGATCTTAACTATGGTGGTAACTTAGCTACTCATTGGAACGCAGACTTCTATTATTGGAATAACGAATTACGTATTCCTGAGGATACAAGGGTTGCAACAGCAAAAGCATACCGTCAACTTGGTAAAATCGTAAGTCAAGTTGTTATCGGTAAGTTACCAAATCAAGCTATACGTTCTGAATTAGGTACAACTACTCAAGAGGCTCAAGCTATAAGACTCGGTGATATATTACATAACGTAATGTTCTATAACACACCGAAATCACTTGGACCAAAAGAAGAGCCTAACTTCGGATGGGAAACTGATAAGACATTCAACTTTGCTAAGGATATTCTTAGCAATAACAGAAACAAATTACAAAGAGAAGTACAACGATTTATTACTTCTGAATATAAGTTTATCGACTTACCGAAAACATATCGTGATGGTGGTAACCTCATTAAAGTTCTTATGAACGATTTCAAAGGTAGAGTTATTGATCCGGTTGTTGGAACTGTTGGTTCCGATAAGGCATCACGAAGCTTCGTTGGCGCATTATTTAATATCGATGCTCAACATGTATTCCCAGTGTTTAACGCACCGGATACATTTGCTGATTGGCGTAAGTTAAGATTTAAAGGTACAGTACAAAATGTTGCGGCAAGAAATGCATTGACTAATGTTAAACGTTGGGATGCTTATATTGTTCCTACAGATAACAATGCAAATCGTTATGCCGGTATTATATATGTATGGAATGGAACTACTTGGGATACAGTAGGAAATAACAATACTGATTTACTTGACTCATTCACTGGCGCATGGGCGCGCATGAAAACTTATATAAATACAAATATCGCTCCTGATGTGGATCACTCAACAATGGTAACCGAATTGATAGACAATCTTATTACAGAAAGTGTTATTAGACCAGACTTCTTGGTCTTCGGATCACTCGTTGAGTCCATTGCTCACCAGTTTAACGGTGCTTCGGCAGGTGTTAACAGAAACGCCTTACCTCTGAACTTCAGAAACGTTGGCGCGGCAATCGGTGCTAATGCCTCTGTATTATCAGAAGGTGGTGGTAGAATTAGATGGTCAGGATCAGACGAATTAAATAACCAGTACTTCGCAAGAGGTCTAAAGATTAACGGTAGAACAGGTCGAATTGAAGGTCGACCATTCACTTCATCAGTTAGAAAACTTGCAAGACGTGCATCAAACAGTAGGGCAGCTCTATAATGGCAATTTACACAATAGCAACAACACAGGCACCCGACGCGAAGCCGGTCGCCAAATCCTTTACATTGACAACCAACTGGCAGACAATGATTGAGGTACCAAACTACGAAGTACCAGAGCTAGTCTTTGGTGGTTCAACAACAGTAGAACCCGGCGTTGGTGAAGTTATTTCACCGCTCATTCTATGTAACATCACAGCAAATACAGTCGCTGCTGATGTAAGGGTCCATAGGGAAGATATTAATTCAGAATTTTATTTAATTAGGAATTTACAGATCCCAGGATATGATACTATTCCATTACCACTTAATGGTCAGTTCTTTAAGTCAGGTGATTTATTAGAACTAAAATGTGATACAAACTTAGCAGTACATGCTACGTTATCCTTTACACTTGGTCAATCCGAGGAGGATGATGTATAATGGCTTTCAAATCAATTAGCGGTTCACGAGTAATTGGACAGGGTACTCCTCAAGCAGTACCTATTCAATTAGATCCAGCCCCGTACAAAGGTGCCATTGCTTATGGTTCCGACGGGTTAATTTATGTTTCTAATGGTACAGCATGGAACGCAGTTGGTGCAGGAATTCAAGGTACATCAGGACTTCAAGGCGATGAGGGTTCACAAGGTACTCAAGGTACATACGGTCCAGGGTTTAATGTTATCGGTTCTGTTACTGATGTTGACGCTGGTGGCGACCAACAAGCTACTCTTAATACCGCATTCCCATCAGCAGTAACTGGTCAAGGTGTTATTGATAATGCCGATGATGAGTTATGGGTTTATGATGGTGCGGTATGGGTTAACGTTGGTTCATTCCGTGGTGTTCAAGGTTTTGATGGTAACCAAGGTATTCAAGGTTTACAAGGCACAATTGGTGAAGAAGGTATCCAAGGTTCACGTGGTTTCCGCGGTTACCAAGGTACTCAAGGTGTACAAGGCGATACCGGTATTCAAGGTAACCAAGGTGTACAGGGTATGCAAGGTACGCAGGGAATACAAGGAGTACAGGGTACTCAAGGTAACCAAGGCGTCCAAGGGTTATTAGGTAATCAAGGTACGCAAGGACCACAATCAATTCAAGGTACTACCGGTATTCAAGGTGACTTAGGTTTCCAAGGATTTAGCGGTGATGATGCTGGTCATGTAGTAGAATACAGACTTACAGATCCTATCGTAGAAGCCGATCCGGGCACAGGCGATATGATATTTAATGGTGCAGCCTTACCTGCAGATAATTTTAGTGCAGTTACAAAAATATGGATTGACGATGAAGCTTTCTACGGTGTAAACTTAGAAGGTTTATTTACTGCAATCGCGGCTGTGTCTACTAACAATAAAGGAATTATGAAAGTAACTCTTCGTAATACCCCTAGCAACTATGTAATATTCCAAATTACAGGTGCAACAGATAGAACTGGGTATTGGGAATTAGATGTTACTTATCTTTCTGGTGATGGTGTTAAAGGTGACTTTGTTCAACTTGATACTCCATCAGCAGGCATTACAACTATGCTTCCTACTCTGGTTGCATTCAGTTTAGCTGGTGACCAAGGTATTCAAGGTTTACAAGGCGACCAAGGAACACAGGGTGTTCAAGGTATACAAGGTGTATTAGGTAGCCAAGGTATTCAAGGTCCGCAATCAATTCAAGGTACTGAGGGTAACCAAGGTATCCAAGGACAAAAAGGTATTCAAGGCAGCCAAGGAACACAAGGTTTACAAGGCCTTCAAGGTACTCAATCAGTACAAGGTATTCAAGGCTTACAGGGTCTACAAGGTGGAGTTGGTGTACAAGGTATTCAAGGTACTCAATCTGTTCAAGGTATCCAAGGTTTACAGGGCGGCGAAGGTCTACAAGGTTATCAAGGTACACAAGGCGACCAAGGTACTCAAGGAGTACAAGGTGCGGTTGGCCATTACGGTGGTTTAACTTATGAGTGGGATTTCCTTAATAACTCAACTGCTTCAACATTCCCAGGAACTAGCAAATGGAAAATAAACAATGCTGATGTTACATTGGCTACTGTTTTAACACTTGATGATATTCCTTTAAGTAACTATACTAACGACGTTGATGAATTATTTGATTGGTTACAAACAATACCAGCAGGTTCAGGTTCAAAAGGTTTAATTGTTCTTGAGTCATTCGACGATGGTAACGGTCCAGGTGGTCACCACCAAGTTGTATATGAATTTACAAACTTTACATGGGATGGCGTAGGAAAAACATTTGGTTGGTTCGACGTTACTTATGTTGGTCAATATGGATTGCCAAACAATTCATGGCAAACAGATGTTATTGATACATTACATCCTGCCAAAACATTAATTAACTTTGTACCACGCGGTTCAGCTGGTACTCAAGGTGTACAAGGCGTTCAAGGCTTACAGGGTACTCAGGGCTTACAAGGGCTGCAAGGTACTCAAGGTCCACAGTCAATCCAAGGTACTACTGGTATCCAAGGTGCTCAAGGTCTACAAGGACAAGAAGGCGCTCGTACGTTTATCGTAACAAACAATGGAACAAGTGATTACCTAATTGATGGTGTTGCTGATCCGACAATTCACCTTATCCGTGGATTTACTTATATCTTTGATGTAAGCGCGGCAGGTCACCCGTTTGAAATTAGAGTTGCTCAAGGTGGAGCTGCTTATAATACTGGTGTAACAGGTAACGCGTCAGCAACCGGTTTAATTATATTCCGAGTACCATTTGATGCTCCTGCATCTCTTTATTATCAATGTACGGTCCACGCTGCAATGGGTGGAGTTATTGTTACTTCTGATCTTGGTCCACAAGGTACTCAAGGAGTTCAAGGCGTACAAGGTATACAGGGATTACAAGGTGACTTAGGTAATCAAGGTACACAGGGTCCACAGTCAATTCAAGGTACTGACGGTTTCCAAGGCGATCTTGGTTTCCAAGGTGTTCAAGGTTTCCCAGGACTACTTGGTCCACAAGGTACTCAAGGTACTGATGGTCTACAAGGTGGATCAGGTGTTCAAGGTCAAACTGGTTCGTTTGGTGGTGTTACTTTTGATTACACATTCAGCACAAATACTGCTACATCAGATCCAGGTGTTGGTACACTTAAGTTTAATAATGCTTCGTTCAGTTCTGCAGGTAACCTGTATATGGACGATAGAGATGATAACTTTACGGATATTCAACCATTCCTTAGAACTATTGATGATTCAACAAGCCCTATCAAAGGTCACTTTAAAGTGTCTGAAAATGGTGCACCAGAGAATTTCGCGGTATTCACTATTACTAGTGTTCAGGAAGTTGCTGGTTACTTTAACATAATCTGTTCATATGTAAATGGATCAGTCACAAGTATGGCTGATGGACTCGATGTTGTAATTACATTTGCAAGAACTGGTGACCTCGGCGCGACTGGTTTGCAGGGTACTACTGGTATTCAAGGTGATACAGGTATCCAAGGTTTAGACGGTGGAATTGGTACAGTTGGTGCTCAAGGTACTCAAGGATTACAAGGACTTCAAGGTTTAGACGGTATTGGCGCTCAAGGTGCTACCGGTTTCCAAGGAGCAACTGGTCCTCAAGGTACTGACGGCGAACAAGGTGACGAAGGTGAAGTTGGTGGCGATGGACCGCAGGGTGTACAAGGTGACTTTGGATTACAAGGTGGCGATGGCTTCCAAGGTATGCAGGGTTTCCAAGGTACTCAAGGTGTTGGAGCTCCGGGCGCTGCAGGTTTCCAAGGTAACGATGGTTTCCAAGGTGTTCAAGGTCCTCAGGCTTCTCAAGGTATCCAAGGTGTTACAGGTCCAATAGGATTTGGTACTCAAGGTGTACAGGGTATGCAAGGCTTCCAAGGTTCTGAAGGTTTCCAAGGATTTGGCGGTAACCAAGGTACAGCTGGTGAAGGTAATCAAGGTGCCCAAGGTGGTAACGGTTTCCAAGGCTTCCAAGGTGGATTAGGTTTCCAAGGACCAAATGGTTCGGGTCAACAAGGTGTACAGGGCTTCCAAGGTGCGGCTGGTATCGGTGATACTGGTCTCCAAGGTGATAACGGTCCATCAGGTCCACAGGGTATTTCTGGTGAGTCAGGCGAAGGTGGTGTTCAAGGTTATGAAGGCTTCCAAGGATCGCAAGGTTTACAAGGTGAAGCAGGTTCAGTTGGTGGATCTGGTACTCAAGGTTTCCAAGGCGCTCAAGGCTTTAACGGTTGGCAGGGTGTACAAGGTGCGACAGGATTTGGTGCACAGGGTTCACAAGGTACTCAAGGTATACAAGGTGATTTAGGTATCCAAGGTGCCATCGGTGCTGGTGTCCAAGGTTCACAAGGTACTACTGGTATCCAAGGGGATTACGGTTTCCAAGGTTTACAAGGTGTACAGGGTCCGGGTAACGAAGGTGGTGTTGGTAACTTACAAAACATCCATACTTCTCCATTACAAGATACTGCATTATTCATTCCATTCTTTGAAGCTGGTGCAGACCAACGACCATTGATGGCCACACTAGGACCTAACCCAGGTGGTGAGCAAAACTTCTTCTATACATCTGCTGATGATGAACTTAGTTTAGAAAACATGGATGTTAATGGCAACATGACTGTTGGTGGTACATTAACCGCTGGCAACCTTACTGGTATTACGTCTGATATGAATTTACCTGACGACGTCTATATGGGCTTCGGTACTGGTAATGCAATGAAACTTGGATTTGAAACAGGTACTGGCGCATTCTTAATGGATGCTGATACGACCACGGCAACATCAATTAGAATTGAAGAAAGAGCTGGCGGTACTGCGGTATTTACTTTTGATACAACAACTGGTGAATTTACTGCAACCGGTGATATTACTACAAACTCTGACGAAAGACTTAAAGAAAATGTTATCACTGTTGATAACGCGCTTTCAAAAGTTACAGACTTACGTGGTGTATATTTCAATAAGAAAACAAATCCTGCTGATAGAAAAATTGGTCTAATTGCTCAAGAAGTTGAAAGAGTTATTCCAGAAGTTGTGATTGAAGATAAAACTGAAGATAAGATTAAATCAGTCGCATATGCCTCGTTAATTGGACTGTTAGTTGAAGCCATTAAAGATTTAAAAGATGAGGTTGACGAAATTAAAGGTCAATAATTCTTGCAAATCCAACCATTATAAGTGAGGGGGTCAAGCGATTGTATCCCCTTATTTTTTATAAATAGATAAAAGTAATAAAGAGATGAGAAGATGGGATCCAAGGCAAATATCTATATAGATCAAGGTACTGATTTTCGTATCACGTTGGAAATGTTCGACGGAGACGATGATGATTTGGTGATAAGCACATTTAGTTTTTTCGCAGATTTAAGAAAAATGTATTCATCAAAACGCGCAGCAGAGTTTGTTGTAGAGAAAAACGAAAACGACATTACACTAGTTTTAGAGGCAGATGTTACTGCAAATCTAAGGCCAGGAAAATATGAATATGATGTTTTAATGAGAAAATCCAGTGGTGAGATGTCTAAAATTGTTGAAGGACTAGCGATAGTTATACCAACAATCACGGAGGTATAATCGGTGAGCATTAAAGTTAAAGTAGGTCAATCCAATAAGATTAGGATTGTCGCCGCCGCTGAGAAAAAACCACTCATTACACCAGATTCCATTACGCTGGGAATTGATACAGTTGGTCAATATGTAGCAAAGATTGATGCAGGTTCAGGTATTATTGTTACACCTGAACTTAATACAGAAAATGCAAATCTTGTTATATCACACGCAGCCACGTCAACAGAAATAAGTTCTAATAATGCCGGTTTAGTATTTGCTGGTAATATTGATATAGACCAATATGGTCACATTACTCAATTTAATAATCGTTCATTTAGCGAAGATAACTTTTCTTATTCTAATAATGTAATTACAACCGATGATATTACACTCGGTACAACAGCCTTAACTCTTGGTGAAACTTCAAATAATATCGTTGGCCTTACAACGTTTGAAGCAGGTGGTGTTGAATTATTTAATAGAACATTCACAGCGAATGGTAATATTACGATTAACCCAGGCGCTAATAATGTTGTGGATATGTCTTTCCATAGAATTTCTGGTGTACTTGATCCTATTGATGGATTTGACGGAATTAACAAAACATACCTCGAGTTTGAATTAGATAGAGTTGAAACATCTATTAAAGTTTTTGATGATCCTATTCTTCCTACAGACGCTACTAACAAAAGATATGTTGATAATTTAGTACAAGGTTTCGTGGTACGACCACAAGCTCTTGCCGCAACTACAGAAGATTTAGGTGCCACGTTTGAAACAGGAAACTCAACTGTACGTGATACTCTTACTATTCCACCAGTTAACTTTTTATATATTGATGATGTTACTACATGGACACTTGGTGAAAACCTTCTCGTTAAAGACCAAACAGACAAAACACAAAACGGTTCTTATGATGTAATCCAAGTTGGTTCTGCCAATACTGCATGGATATTCCAAAGAGCTGATTTCAATACAAGCGAAAACCTTCCAGGATCATATGAGTTTGTTACCGATGGTACAATCAATGGTGGTACAGGTTGGGTTTCTACAGTTTTAGACGCTGCTAACTTTAATCTTAATACCGATCCAGTTGAATGGGCTCAGTTCCAAGGTGAAGGTACATTTACAGCTGGCGCTGGTTTAAATCTTAATGGAACTCAATTCAGTGTTTTAGAAACATTACCATTAAATCAAATTAATCCAGTAGGTGATGATTTAATAATCTCAGGTACAAGCGCAGTTCGTTTACCACAAGGTACAACATTAGAAAGACCAACCGAAGCAACTGGCCAAATAAGGTTCAATACTCAGGATAGCCAATTTGAGGGTTATGATGGTGTTGCATGGGCAGGATTGGGTGGTACAGTTGATGTTGACCAAGACACGAAGGTTATAGCAGAGAATAGTCCAGGGTCTGACGACGACCAATTACAATTCTTTACTGGCGGTTCTAGAGTTGCTATGATGAATGCAAATAACGTTACCACATTTTATGGTGATGTTAACGTTCCTGTTATATCAACTTCTTTAAGACCAAATGCAACTGGTACTTTAACACTTGGTGCATCA